TGCTCACGAGCGGACGGTACCGGAGTTCCGGCCTGTGGAATGGACGGAACGCCAGCCGAGATAGACGGCACCGACAGACTGGGTCCAGACGACAGACCGATACCACCGGTGACCGGCTCGCAGCCTTCGACCTGGTTGCGGTCCATGCCCTGGTACGGCTCGATCTTGACAGAGACGGTGGCCTGCTTGTTCACCAGGTTCGCCGCGACGGCCTCGAGGTTGCCCGGGTTCTGCGCGAAGAAGTTGCCGTCCAGCCCGAAGGCCGCGAGGTTCTTGAAGAACATCGCCAGTGCGAACGGCTTCTCCACAGAGAGCACGAAGTTGTTGAAGAGGTTGCGCCCCTTGAACTGCCCCTCCATGACCTCAAAGGTGGCCTTGATCATGTCAGCGCCCGTCGAGGCCTTGACAGCTTCGGCCTTCGTAACGATGACACGGTACTTGCCTGCCGGCAGCGCGCGGGTGGCATCCTCACCCATCTGCCGCAGTGCATTCCAGTCAAACTCGCTCATTGCGCGGTAGCCTCCTCAAGGCTTTCCATGATGCCGCTGCTTCCGAAGATTGTCTGCAGCATCTGTGTGATGTTCGGCTCAGTGACAATATCACCAAGCACGCCCTGAACCCGCTCTCCCGTCTCGTACTCAGGATGAGGCGTGATCAGAAGTCGACGGACACGATGAGTCGGCTGCCCGTCAGCGCCGAGCTCGTTGTCCACGTACAGGTAGCCGACGAGGTCCATCCAGTACGGAAGGGAACGATGGATCTGTCCCTGCATCGCTGGACGCCACTTCCCGTTGCGCTGCTCTGTCTCCGCAATGAAGACAACGCAGCGGACGTTATTCGGAAGAAGCGTGAGGTCACGCAGACCACGGATCGTCGAGTCCATGTGGGTAAGAAGATCGCCCCAGTCTTGGATCCGCATCTGCTCAGTGCCGCGAAGGTTCGCCTTCAGGCGTCGCTGCATCTCAGTGATGGAATCGAGGATGAGGGAGCGGAAGTCGTGCTCCGCCTGCAGGAGGTATGCGTAGGCCATGCGCAGCGTGTCCCAGCTACGAATGGAGACGATGCACACCTCCCACGTTCCATCCCACCTGGGTGGAGGACCCTGCAGAGGATCCCAGTGAATCTTGCGCATGAGCTTACCATTGAAGCCAGCGCTGCGAATGAATCGCCAACCTCCTTCCGCGTCCAGCACGCAGATCGGAGGTGGGGCAGTTGACGACAGTGTCGACTTGCCTACCTTCGACGGAGCGTGGAGTAGGAATGAGAGCGTTTCGTGTTCAGCTGTCACGACTTGCACATCCTTCGCACAGGATTGCGAGCAGGAAAGGGTTGATCTGTTTTACGATCCTATATTTTGCTGGGTTAGAGCATTCATTACACTTCTGCGACATTGTCACCTCGTCCCAGACGACTTTAAGCTTACTCTTTGTGAGATCACTAGTGAAGGATGGGCACTGCACATGTGCCCAAAAAGTTGGTGATTCGTTAGTATGCTGCGCGCGGCAGATTAAGTCACCTAGCTTAATCTCTTGGCCGCAGTCAAGACAGCGACCTTTACGCTCAGCTAAGTATGACTTACCCGAACGAATCACTGTGCCTGTGAATGACTTAGCTGCAGCAGTGATGTAACCGCAGACCTCGTTCACCAACTTCTGCCGCATCATTCAGCTGCCCCTTCATTCGCAATCATCATCGTCTGGTAGTACTCCAGAGGATCACGCTGACGGTAGTACTCGTCAAGCATCGCCTGCACCCGGGACCCGTCATCGAACATCGGGCAGACCGCGAAGAAGTCACATTTCCATGTGCAGTCACGTGACGGGCGAGGGTACGCGACCTGCTGATGCGAGGCTCCGCGGTCAAGCTTTGCCTCGATGTCGAGCATATCTTTGACCGTACCAAGCAATCGTTCACGGAACGCTTCGATCTCGTGCTTGTTATGGTGAACCACGACACGATCGTAGAAGGGAGGCTTCGCTTGAACAGTGCGCTTGACCTTGCGAAGCATATTGTAGAGAGCTCCGTCACAAGTGACGTCAGCTTCGCTGGAGTTGAGGAATTCCAGCAGCAGGTAGTGCATCATCTGCTCGTTCTGCTGGAGCGTGAGGCGTGGCGTCTTCAGCTCTCCGACGGTCTTGTGGTCAAGGAAGACGAAGTTACCCGTGGTCTGCTGCTGTGCCCGCACGTCGAGCTTGCCGATGATCTTCGTCGGGACATACTCTTCACCCAGGGGGAGCACTGCCTCGAGGTACTGCTCGGAGCCGACGATCGTCAGCTCAGAGTCCACACCCGTCTCGCCGATCCACTGAACATAGCCCTCGATCATTGCGCGTTCGAGGTCAGCGTCCGCGTTAAATGCTTGACGTATGGTGACGAGCTCCTGCGACGACTCACCGTAGTACTCGACGAGACGGGACCAGTCGTCTACGATCAGACGCTCGAGCGCGTCGCGGGGATCCACCCGGGTCTGCCCTGTCGGAACGTACCATGCCTGCAGAGCCCTGTGAACTCGTTGGCCAATGGCTCGCGCACCCGTCGGCGCTTCCGCACGTAGCGCGTACTGGTTGTAGTAGGCGAGCCACCACTTACGGCGACACTCCTTGAAGACCTGAATCTCAGAGTTCGAGATCAGTCGGAAGCCAGCGGCGGGGTCGGGACCGAGCATGATTCGTTCATACTCGTGGTCTCCAACCTCCGCTGCGATCCGCCGGAGTTCCATCCAGTCGATACTGCCGACCACGGATGGAAGAGGTCCGTCGTGTGTTCGGGGCTGCGCGAGGGCGGCAGGAGTAGGGGCAGGCCGAGGTGTTGGATCGGCGAGCATGCTAACGGACTTACTGTCAAAGAAGGTGGCAATCGCCGACGCTTCCTCATCCGTGATCGTCCCTTTGTTCTCGATCCGCCAGACCTTGCCTTCTGTGAGGCCAGTTGCCTCTGCCAGAGACTTTCGGGACAGCTGAAGTCGTTGCCGACCCTCAAGAACCTGAGCAGCGGTTATCATAGATAACTCTCCATGAGTGCGTTCTCTTCGGCATCCAGCTCTTCTGTGCTTATGCCCTGTTGTGCCAGGATGACGCGGTCACGGTTGATCTGCTCAAGCCGCTCGAACTTCTCGTAGAGACGAGGGATCTGCACCTTGTCCTCGACCGTTCCCTGGGTGATGATGTCGATGATCGTGATCTGCTTGTGGATCTCCGACCCAATGCGGTGGACACGGTCCTCAGACTGCTTGTTGTCGATCATCGACCAAGAGCGCTGAAGGAAGACGATCGTATCGGCTTTCGTCATCGTCAGACCGACACCGCCTGCCTGCACCGTGAAGAGCAGGACGCGGATCTGCCCGGCCTGGAATGCCTCGAGGTTCTTCTCTCGCTGGTACTGGTTCTCATCGCCAGTAATGCAGCCGCAGGGAATTCCCTTCTTGATGAGGCGAGCCTCAGCCATCTTGATCAACTGCTTCGAGAAGGCAGCGACGACAAGCGGCGCATCGCCCATGTCCTCGAGGATGTCCATCAGCTCATCGATCTTCGGTGACGGCTCGCAGAGCTTTACTTGAAGATCACCGTTGTCGTCGAGCGACATGTCAGCATACGAGGAAGCCAGCTGCATGAGCCGTGTCTGTGCCGTGAGATTATTCGGTGCGACGAGTAGGCTACCGTCCTCCAGTCGGGTGACGTAGCGATCTTCAATCTCCGCGTAAGCCTTTGCCTGCTTCGGAGACATTTGCACGTAGCGCTGCTCGCGAATCTTGGGCGGAAGCTGCGGCAGGACGAGAGCCTTGGGCATCCGTCGGAAGCGAGGATCAAAGATCTTGTAGAACTCATCCTTCGTCTTCGGGTTCAGGCCTACGATGTTGAGCATCCCGTATGGGTTGTAGGCGGAGAGAGCGTAGCGATCGACGAATTTCGTCTTGGATGGGAAGTCTTCCTTCGCCACCCCGTGCATGATGGACCAGACGTCAGACGGGTCATTTGCGAGAGGCGTTCCTGTCATGGCGATGCGTCGCTGCACGGTCTGTCCGTGCATCATGGCCCAGCATGCGCGAGTCTGCTTTGACTGAGGATCCTTCATACGGTGCGCCTCGTCGACGATCACCGTCCTGATGGGGATCTCGTTCATCAGCTTGGGATGAACCTCGCACTTCGCGGCCGAAAGCTGCGGGTTGCCGTTGCGCGGGTCGCACTCCGTGCAGCGAGCGAGTCGGATCGAACCGTAAGGTGCCAGTCGAGACATCGTGCGCATTGCTTCGATGTTCACAATGATCAGCGCAGTCTTGTCCTGCGAAGCAGCGGACAGGAGCTTCGATTTCTGGGTCGCTGAACCAGTCAAGATGTACGGAGTCGCCTCTGGCAGCCACTTTGCTGCCTCCTTTGCCCAGTTGATTTTGACGGAGTTAGGGCAAATGACGAGGGCTGGCAGCGAGTCCACAATGTGACCGAGTGCAGTGAGAGCTTGGATGGTCTTACCCGTGCCCATCTCGTCGCCGAGGAGGCAGTCGCAAGCGGTCAGCAGGAAGTCGACACCTGCTCGCTGGAACGAGTAGAGACCTTCGTCCAAGATCGTCGTGTCTTCGGGTGCGAGATGCAGCGTGCGCAACATCACAGCGCGGTCGATGCGGTTCTTCCGCTCGTTCCACGCCCACTCGTTGATCGACTCGCCCAGCTGCAGCGAAGGACCAAAGACACCACGCAGGATGACACACGTTGCCCAGGAGACACTGACCTTCCAGACCTTGATGGCCGGATCCCAGTGTGCCCCAGGCACCTGCTTGATGAGTTCACGCTCGGCGTAGGAGGTCTGGACGTAGATCTCCCCATCAGACCCGAGATTCGCGTATGCCATTCGTTGCTCCTTCGTCAAATTCCTAATCAGATTTTATACGAAGAAAGCATCCTGTCAACCTCATCGGGATGAGTTTTGAGCATCGCAAGCAAGATCTGCTTCGCCGCATCGTTGGCGTGTCGCTTCCTCGAGTTCCACCAGCCAATGTGGCGGAGGTGAGCAGGTGAACCCAGGTGCTTCGCCTCAGCCGCGTTCTGCAGATTGAAGACGACGGCCTTCTGAGCCTTACAGTAGTTCTTGATCGTGCCGATGATCTCGAGCGCATCGTTCTGCCGGGTTCGCTTCGCGGTGTTCGTTCCGATGAGGAATCGTTCACAAGCGAAAAGGATCTCGTTACCGCCATACACAGCGATGATGGAGTCTAGCGTCGTGAGGATCTCATCTGGTCCGACCTGAAACGAATAGAAGGTCCTCGTCTGCGGCACGTACACCGCGAAGCCTGTGGTTCCCCCTGGGTCAACCCCGACGACGACGTGCGGGCGGTATGGCTTCATTCCCAGTCCTCCTTGAGGCCCCAGCGCTCACCGTGCGACACGGAGGCGGTGATCGGAACGCGGTACATCGTGTCATCGTTCATGATGCGGTCTAGGGTCTCCACGGCGTCAGGTACGACATCCTCTGGGAAGTCTCCGATGACCTCGTCGTGGACGGGGAGAACCAAGTAGTCGCCCAACCCTGCAAGATCGAGCTCCACCAGCTTCCGCTTAAATGTCTCAGCAGCGGATCCCTGGATGAGGTAGTTAACCAGCGCGTAGATCTTGTTGGTGTCAGCTGGGTGGCGACGACCAGTGAGCGGTGAGCGCGCGTACGGTACGCCTTCGCTGCGCTGGCGTTCCCAAGCAACGTTCTCAACGCTCTTCTTGAAGGCGCGGACCTTAGGATAGGAAGCATCCCACCGAGACTTGACGACTCGGATCTGATCCTCGGGGACGCCTGCAGTCTGCGCCATCTTAGCGATACCCGCACCGTAGATCTCGGCGTACCCAACACTCTTAGTGACCGAACGACGAGGATCTTTCTTGTTCGAGATGGTCGGGTCATCGAAGACGGTCCTCGCTAGGTTGATGAAGAAGTCGTCCTTGCCGTGGAATGCAGCGATGAGGTTGGGGTCGCCAGAGAGATGAGCGAGGAGTCGCATCTCGATCTGATCGAAGTCGCACATCAGCAGCCGGCCCGTACCGTCACGGTAACGAGTCGCCACGCAGTTACGAACCTCGTTGGCCGCCTTGTTTGTCTCGCTCTTACGAGGCAGATTCTGCATGTTCGGACGTTCCATCGACATGCGGCCGGTGCGAGCACCCAGGGTGTTGATGGATGGGTGGATCAGCCAGTTCTCGTCCATCTCCGTCGTGTAGTGATGGAGGTAAGTCGACGATAGCTTCTGAAGTTGGCGCCGCTGGAGGACCGTGCGAGCCAGCGGATGGTCCAGGCCACCGAGCACCTCCTTGTCGAGCGCAACCGCTCCAGAAGCAGTAGCCTTTGAGAACGAGAATCCCTCGTCTTGGAGGATGCGTACGATGGCTGGGTTGCTTCCTGCCTTGACCTTGTACGTGTCCCAGATCCACTTATCGGCCTGCTCGACAAAATCGTCGAACCGCCTCTTTTGCTCAAGCGCGTAGGGGACATCGATGTAGACACCGTTCCGCTCCATCTTCTCAATGATCCAGGTGACCGCGAGCTCCAGCTCGTAGGACTCCCAGGCTTGCTCACGGACCGTCGGCTCGTGGAACTCTCGCAGGTGCCAGGTGAGGACGGTGTCCAATGCTCCATACTGCCAGTACGGTCCGAACGTGATGGGGACCGTGTCCCAGTCCCACTTCCCCCTGGGTCCGATCGCCTTGTGCAGCGATTCCTGAGCCAGGGCCGCGTCGTGATCGACGTGACGTGCGGATTGCGTCTTGAGCGCGGTCGAGTAGTTCGGCTCGACGATGTGGCTCATGATGCGGGTATCGTCGATCTGTCCTCGAGGAATGTCGACGCCGCAGTGTGAGAGCATGCCCGCATCGAACTTCGCGTTGTGCAT